CGCGCACATCGGTCTTAGGGGGCTTGGTGATGGTCTGAACGTCGGTGTCGGCCAGATCGGTGTCATTCGTAACGGGCTTGTCTTTTGACATGTCTTTCTCCAGTAAAGGGGCAGCCGGGTATAATCCCGGACTGCCCGCGGGTTAGGTGTGGATTATGTTGCGGCAAGGGTGGTACCACCGACTAGACCGGTGGCACGCCACTTGGCACCGTTGAACTCCAGAAACAGGCCATCGCCTGCGGCGTCCATCGCTTTTGCCGTCACCATGGCAGTCGAGCCGTCAAGCTGGAGGCCAGCAGTGACCGGATTGACAACGAATGCCTTAGTGGTCATGGTGCCCAGCACGAAGAACGCCTTCTTGTGGCCGTAATGCTTGCCCTGCGCCAGTGCGACGGTGGCATCGGCAGAGATGGTCAGGCCGGCGCAGACGTAGGTGACACCAAACGGTGCCGCCGTGATAGCACCGCCAGCAGCTCCCGGAGGGGCCACGAACTCGGCACCGCAGACCTCTTCGCCGTCAAGCAAATCGGCCTGGCACTTGGGGTTGCCCACGTAGGCGTAGCCGGTGCAGGTCAGGGCCGCCGTGGGGGTGGCACCAACCGCAGAATTAGCCAGCACCAACACAGTGTCGCTCGTAATCGAGGCGATCACATGCTTGCCGGGGACAACAGCCTTGTTGCTGCCTTCGTTCTTGCCGCCCAGCAGCACCACAGTGCCACCGGGAGCAAGGCCGGCAGTGCTAGCGATGGTCAGCGTCACGCCGTCCGTGCCCAGCGACCAGGAGCCGTCGAGCCCGGAGGTGATAGCCGACACCGTCTGGCGGGGCACGGCGGCACCACGACCGACATACTTACCGGCGACGAAACGGCCTGCGCCGCTGCCGCCGCCGACCTGGAAGGTCAGCAATCCGGTGTTGAGCACGGTATCGACGCCTAGAGCGACATTCACGCCACGGCTGCCGGGGCAGTAAATCTCGATGAATCGGCCCGTGGGGCTGGCCATGTAGTCGCGGGCGGCCACGCCGGCGAAAGCGCCGGCGGTAGTGGCGCTAGGGCGAACCACGTGGTTGCAGCGTTTGGCATCGCGCTCAGTAGCGGTGCCGTGTGCGATGTTGTAGCAGACACCTTCACCCTCACGCAAGGCGTCGGTACCTTCGTACCAGACCCAGCCGGAGATAGCGAGATGTTGAGCAGTGGGTCCATTAGCAGTGTAATTCATTGATAACTCCTTTCTTACTTACTGAGGACAGCCTGGCGGCGACGGTCGGTGCAGACCATGTTCATGGTGCAGTCGAGATCGACGCGGCGGACAGTGTGCTTGTTGGGCACCATATACGGCTTGGAGAGGTTGTTCTCCCAACCCGGCATGACGCCAACTTGCAGGTTAGACCAATCCAACAGGTAGATCGGATCGGTGGTGTCCAAATCCAGCTTGGGCACATAGACGAGCGGGGTGCCCTTGAACACCGTGCGGCCGTCCTTGCTGGCGATGTCGTTGCCAAGATTCATGTTCTGCGTCTCCAGAATCTCTTCCAGAAGACCGATCACGTTATCATTGGTGTAGATACCGTTGCCCATGTTGGACAAATTGGGCACCGCGTGAGACACCGGCGAACGGAAGTTAGTCCGGCGGTGCGCGCGGCGCATCTTGCGGATCAGGTCTTCCTTGCTGATGTCGGCATACTGGGCGGTGTAGTTGCGCCAGCGGGGGTAGGTATCACTGTTGATGTTACCTGCGCCGTCGGTGAACCCGGCAGGATTGCCGCCATTCAGCCCCTCACGAGCATTCTTGACAACCCAATAGGCAACGCCGAACGGGGTCTTGGTGTCGCTGCTGTCCTCGGGTTTGCTCCAGAGCACTTCCTCAAGATACTCGTAGAACGAGACCATCATTGCCACGTAGCGGGTCTTGACAAGATCGACGATCTTGGTGCCGCCACGCTGGAAGTCGGGCTCGCGCTGGTCGTAGAGGTAGTGGGCGTTGACGTGACGGGCAGGCACGTTACCCTGGATCATGGTATCGCCAAAGCTCGAAGAATCGTCCTCGAACAGGCCAACCGCGCGGGCAGAGTGGTTATGATCCACCTGCGCGTTGAACGACCAATGAAGGCCGCCATCGAACTTGCGCTGCCTCTTTTTCCAGACCTCGCGCACAGCGACGTGGTCGGTCAGGTCGGTCTGCATATCGACAAACGCGCCACGTTTGATAAGAGCCTCCTGCGTCAACAGGACAGCATCATCGATTTCGTTAAACTGAAGTCCCATGGGGAACTCCTTTCTGCCTCACAATGAGGCTTTACATTTTTCCAAAAACCGCATCGATCTCTTTGGCAACGTCTTCAAAAACGTCGCCTTTCGGTTTGATCGATGTTCCAGACGGGCGGCCAAGATGAAGCTTTTTGCGTGCGGCGACTTGGTCTGCCTTGCTCGCGGTCTTGCGTTCATCAACAACGTCACCCAGGACCATTTTCGCCGCCTCGGCGAACAGGTCGTTTTCCGCGATTTCCTCACCGGCGGCCTTATATCCTGCCTTGAGTACTCTCAGCTTCTTCTCCAGCTCGGCCCGCTCGCCGGAACCCGCAGGGGCGGCATCGGCATAATCTTGGCCGAGTTTCTGCAACTGCTTGGTGATAGCATCGCCATCACCGCCGGAGCGCGTCTTCATCGCTGACAGCTCCTGCCGTTGCAACTTGATGATGTCTTTCATGGCCTTGAAGCCTGCGACAATCTTTTCGTCGTACTCTTCAGGGTCCAAGTCGGGGATACCGTCCAGCGGGTCGCTGGCGTCATCATCTTGCGCGTCTTCCTTCTTCTCGCCCGCCGGAAGTTTCTCATCGGCGGCCTTCTTGGTGGACTCGATCCTCTCGACCACGCGGGTCAAGAGTTCGGGGTCGGTTATCGATTGCGCGTCTTTCAGGGACAGCCCCGCTTTGACTGCGCGTTCAATTAAATCGTCTGTGACGGCCTTGTCGCCGTCCTTGTCACCGTCCTTGGTGTCGGCATTGGCGGTGTCGCCGCCGTCGCCGTCATCATCGGTCGTGGCGGCCTGCTGGCCATCGGCTGCGGGGGCTGCGGACTGCTGGCGCTCTTTGCGTTCGGCCTCGGCTTGTTCGACCACGTTAGTGACGGCACCTTCAATCTCTTGGGTGAGTTCGTCGCTCACTGTGGTGACTTCTTCTTTTTTTTCTATGCTCATTGCTTTTCTCCTATTGGTTAGATGAAACTGGAACGGTCAACAAACCCCCTGGCCTTGAGAGCCTTGCGGCGGTGCGCCGCGTTACGGTATACGGGATCGCCATCGGGCGTGACCTCGGTGGGCACGCCCACCTTGTCGAAGTGCCTGCGCAACTCGTCGGCCTGGCTGGGATGGACACCGGAAGCGTAGCAGGTGAGCGGCCAGCCCGCGCTGGCAGGGACGCTGACGCTCTCGGCTAGATAGTACCGCTTGTAGGTGACACCGTCCACGGTGACGCTCTTAGGAGCCTTGCCGACGGGATGAACCTGTTCAATCACCTCGCACTTTTTGTTTATATAGCAGTAAATAGGCATCAGACGGCGCTCCTTCCGATTGCGGCGGCCTCGGCGTCTTGCACCTTGCCGCCCATCAGCACCTGTGTCAGGGCATCCTCTTTGCCCTTGCGCGTGCCGCCGGGGGTATTGATCCGCTCGTAAATGCGGTGGGTCCGCGTTGGCTTGCGCGGTTGGGGGTCGCCCTCGACGGCGGGCTCGCGGGGCGGCTCCTGGAACACCACAACGTCCTTCAGCTCGGGCACGTTGGCAAGCTCGGCGATGATCTCGATAAGGCGCTTGAAGTCGATCTGCCCGCCCTGCTGCATGATGCCGTCCATCATCGGGAACACGAAGCGCTCAAGCGACGTGCCGATCTTTTGCAGGCGCAGGCTCGGGCTATCGTCCTGCATCGAGAACACATCAATGTCGAAATTGTAATCAAGGAAGTCACCCTCGCGGGTCTCGGCGCTCCATTTGGTGGTAACGCTAAGATCGGTGCCCTTGACGGTCTTGGTCACGGTGCGCTGGCGTATAGGATCAGTCCACTCGTACCAGGCCAACGCCCTGAAGATGCCACGGGCAAACTCCATCACCTTGTCGGACATGAACTGCATACGCACGTTGGCGGCCTCGGACATGAGCTTATCCTGGCCGACGGTGTCGCTCATCTTGGACAGCCCGCCAAGGCTGTCAAGGTTGCCGGCGAAGTAACTGAAGAGGTCGCGAGTCTGGAGATAAAACGCCAGGGTGGGGGAGTCGATGCCGCCTAAGGAGATGATCTCCGGCTTGGCACCGTTGTAGCGGATACCCTCACCATCAGATGCTTTCTTGAGGGCCTCGACGCTCTCCTCGTTGCCACCGGCGAAGGCTGCCACGTCCTTCTTGGCCTCGGCTTGCCGGCCAAGGCGGCGGAAGAGGTTGTTGCCAAGCTCATGCAGGTCACGCCACAGCGCGACCGGCGGCAGCGGCAAAAGGTTGTCTGGTACGTCGGAGAAGCCCAGGTAGTGATACGGGCTATGCTCCGGCCCGTCCCACTCGATCACCCGGTAAAGCTGTTGAGAGGTGACGCCGTAAGTAACCATGCGGTTCTCACGCCGCAGGTAAACGTCACGCAGGTAAACGCGATCTTTGTAGACGCTGGCACCGTCATCGACGGAGATGCTGCTGGCCTGCTCGTTGCCTTGGTCGCCAAGGTTGGTGTGGCTGTCGGGCTCGATCTTGGCATTAAACAGCTTGCGGGCGTCATCAACGTCCATCCAGTAATCATCACCCTCGTATTGAATGTCTTTGTAGTGTTTGGCGCTCATGTCCATAAAGTGGTTATCAGAGCTGATCAAATCCACAAAGGGCTCATCGTAGTCGTGCCCTATCACTGATAGCACGGCGGGCGTGATGCCGACTTTCACCACGGCATAAGAGAAAATGGCGTTGACAACGGCACGGTAAAGCGTATCGCTAAGACCCAACTCGTCGGGAAGCTGGTTGAGGGCCACCTCCATTGTTTTAGCGTGGGGGCGCAGTGCGCGATTCTGCGCTGATACAACCACCCTGGGGGCGCGGGCAGCTAACTGACGGGAGTAAACAACCACTGCCAGCTCAAGGAAGTTGGTCGGTACACGTTTGTCGGAACCGTAGTCGCTGTAATGCGCACCGACATACTGCCGTATGGCTTCCAGCCGCCTGGCCCGGGGAGTGGCAAGCTGGCGTATTGACCAATCGATAGACTGGCGCAAATCCTTGAAATTGACACGCAAGTCACTCATTACTTACCTCCAAAAAGTGAGCCGATCACTTGAATGATGCTTGCGGCATGAGGTGAAAACACTCCAATGGCAATAGTGACCCACGGCCAAGGCTTACCCAGTAGGTAGACGAATATCTCTGTACGGGTCTTAGGTAACTGTAGGCACTGCTTATGCAGGTCCTCAACGTGACGATTGATGGCGCTCTGTATGGCGTCCGGTGCGCGTACAGCTTGTTTGACCTCGTGTATGGCAAGGGCCGCGACAGCTTGAGCCAGTGCCAGGCTCATGTCGCTAATGTCCTTACTGCGAGAGGCGTTTAAAGCCGCATCGAGCAGACGCTGAAGATTATCCTTGGTATCTTCCGGCAAAGGGCTTGCCCAAAGGTATTCTTTAGTTTTCATGATATTTTCAGCGTCTATTGACATGACATTATTCCTCTGCGTTTTTCAAAGCGAAGTAAGCGGACTGCAAAAGCGTATCAAGCCAGTTGTCTGCGATCCCTTTAACGGAGCTGCCAAACTGCTCCAGCAGTGCATCACGTGCAGCAGTCCAAGCTTTTTCACCCTTCAAGCCCCTGGCGATAGCGGCCTTGACGGCAGCGATGGCAACGGCTTGATTGTCAGGGTTGTTTACAAACTCCAGTGCCGCACTCTTGACGGCTGGAGCAACGATCTCGTAAATCGCCTTAGCGATCTTGATCGCTCCAAATGTGATCCAGTTAAGGACCTTTTGATACCATTTCATTTTGTCTTTCCTTTCTGGCTACGGTAGTAACCGACCAGTTCCACCGCCTCCATAAACTCGATATGCACGGCGACTGGCACAAACCAACCGACCACGCCGGCATCGTTGGTCATAATGTACTGATACCTGTCAGCAGACACTACAACAACGGCAGGCGGATAATCGTCAGAATCGGTAGTCTTGTTATTGTTGCGCAACAAAGAGCAGCCGCAGCCGGTAAGGGTGATAAGGGCCAAAGTAACAAACGCAAGCAATTGATTATCTATGCGAGCCCTCTCAGTGATGGCGTTGACGGCCTCGGCATCGCCCTGGGCGGAGGCGGCACGGGCATCGTGGATGGCTTTGGCGGCGCGCTGGCGGGGCGTGAGCCGGTTGATGCGGGCGAGGACGGCGCGGGCGAGGTTTAGAATGGCGGCGAGGAGGCCGAGGATGGAGACGGTGGTGCTCATGGGGCCTCCTTGGTCAGCAGATCAAGTCTTAAATCATTGCTCATTGTTGCGTCCTTTAGTTATTTCCAGTTTGCGTGAATGTCCGCGTAACCGGGCATATTGATGCATCCATCAAAGGTTCGTAACCGCGTTGACGGGGTTACTTGGTCGACGAGTAGGTCACTCCCCCAGAAAACTTCTCCCGCCCAAGAGCCGCACCCATACATCATCCGGGTCAGCGCGACGACATTGGCGGCGTCGAGCGTTAGGTTTTC